TTCTGCTTCCGCAACAAACCAAAAAATTGGTAATCTAGACAATTACGAAGCCGCAACGATTGACTCGTCTGACGGTGCGTTTATTGGTAGATACCCAGGCGTATTAGGAAACTCATTACTCATATCAATATGTGGTTCTGACTCCGATGCTGGTGGTGCAACCAACTTTAATGCATGGACTTACGGTAATTCATTTGACGGTTCTCCAGGCACTTCATCTTTTGTAAGTGGTCTTGGTGGTAAGAATGACGAAATTCACATCGCAGTAGTCGATGAAGACGGAGAAATATCTGGTACTGCGGGTACAGTTTTAGAAACATATCCTTTCTTATCTGTTGCAAGTAATGCTAAAGCAACAGACGGAACATCTAATTATTTTAAAGACGTGTTAAAAGCAAGGTCAGAATACGTTTATTGTGGTGATTTCCACAGAAACGACTCTGCATCATTAAGAGACTTTTCTGGTTCTTTATGGAATACAACTGCAGTAAATGGTTCACAAGACTTTGCTGCTGATGTAAAATTTGGAACTGGTCAAAACGAATGGTCATTTACTGGTGGTGTGACTTCCACAACATTAGGTAATGATGACATCTTAAGAGGTTTTGATTTATTCGAAGATAAAGATAACATCGAAGTAGACTTCTTAATTGCACCACAAAGAATTGCAGATGCAGACGCAACTGTAGTAGTAAACGACTTAGTGGGAACTGCCGCTAGTATAAGAAAAGATTGTGTTGCAGTTGCATCTCCAAGTAGAAATGCAGTTGTAGTCACTGGTACAACTACTGCAGTCAAAACATGTAATGACACTTATACAAAAGGGTCATACTTAATAACAGACAATAACTTTGTAAAAATATACGATAAGTATAATGACCAATTCATTAAGATACCTGCTAACAGTTCAGTTGCGGGTCTGATGGCCGCAACAGACTTAGTTGCAGCTAATTGGTTCTCACCTGCTGGACAACGAAGAGGTAGATTATTGGGTATAACCGATATCGTATTAACTCCTTCAAAATCAGAAAGAGATGTATTGTATAAGGCGGGTATAAACCCAATTGCAAATATCCCAGGCCAAGGTATCATGTTGTTTGGGGACAAGACCAATGAGTCAAGACCTTCTGCATTTGATAGAATAAATGTTAGAAGACTATTCTTAGGTATAGAAAGAGCAATCGCAATTGCGGGTAGAAATGTAATGTTTGAATTCAACGATGAATTTACTCGTGCAGAATTCGTAAACATTGTAGAACCTTTCTTAAGAGAGATACAAGGTCGAAGAGGAATTACGGACTTTAGGGTTGTTTGTGACTCAACAAATAACACTGCGGCCGTCATAGATAGAAATGAATTCATTGCATCTATCTTCATCAAACCTGCTAGAAGTATTAACTTTGTGACACTTAACTTTGTTGCAGTTAGAACTGGGGTAGAGTTTGAAGAAGTAGTAGGTACAGTATAAATAAGGAGAAAGTAGTACAATGGCAATACTAGGAGTAGATGATTTTAAATCAAAAATAAGAGGTGGTGGTGCGAGACCTAATCTCTTTAAGGCAACTGTAAACTTTCCCACCTATGCAGCTGGTGATGTGGAACTAACATCTTTCATGTGTAAAGGTGCTCAACTACCTGCTTCATTAACTAATGTGATTGATGTACCATTTAGAGGTCGTCAATTAAAAGTTGCGGGAGACAGAACATTTGAACCTTGGACGGTGACTATCATTAATGATACTGATTTCGCTGTAAGAGACTCAATGGAAAGGTGGTTAAACGGTATAAACAATCACAAAGCAAATTCTGGACTGACTAATCCAGTAGATTATCAAGCAGATTTATTAGTTGACCAGTTAGATAGAGACGGTTCTGCAATTAAAACCTATAACTTTAGGGGTGCATTTCCAGTAAATATTTCTAACATAGAGTTGAACTATGAAACTGTAGATACTATAGAAGAATTTACTGTAGAATTCCAAATCCAGTACTGGGAGAGTAACACAACATCATAGTCTTTAAGACATATATAAATAAAGGTATAAAACCTTTATCATGGGTGAATTGATTTAGTATGAAAGGAAACATATATGGCAGAACAAGACAATAGTATCTTTAAACTTTTTGGTTTTGAACTTAAAAGAGCTGAAGATAAGGCAAAAGAAGATAAGAAAAAGAAACTTCAATCTATAGTTGCACCTACTGACCCAGACGGTGCGGGGTATGTGACTGCAAGTGGTTCTCACTACGGTCAATTCCTTGACATGGACGGGACTCAAGCAAAAGACAATCGTCAATTAATACTTAAATATCGTGGAGTTGCAGTACACCCAGAAGTAGATGCAGCCATTGAAGATATTGTAAATGAGTCGATAATTAATTCTGAAAATGAGTCTCCCTTAGAATTAAACCTTGATAACGTAGAAGCACCAGATAATATTAAAAAAACCATGATAGAAGAATTTGAAAAAATTATTTCTATGATGAAAATCCAAGAACTCGGTTCTGATATTTTTAGGTCTTTTTATATTGACGGTAGAGTATATCATCATTTAGTTGTAAATGAAGAACAACCAAAATTAGGTATTCAAGATATTCGAAATATCGATGCAACTAAAGTAAGAAAAGTTAAAAATATCAAATACAAAAAAGACGAAAAAAGTGGTGCAAAGGTTGTAGATAAAGTAGAAGAATTTTATATCTTCCAAGAAAAATATGGAAGTAATCAAGGTATCAAATTATCTCCAGACTCAGTATCATATGTCACGTCTGGACTGTTAGACCCTTCTAAAAAACAAGTACTATCGTACTTACATAAGGCATTAAAACCCATAAACCAGCTTCGAATGATGGAAGACTCACTGGTAATCTACCGTCTTGCAAGGGCTCCAGAGAGAAGAATATTCTATATTGACGTTGGTAACATGCCTCGTGGTAAATCAGAAGCATATATGAAAGACATCATGACTCGTTATCGAAACAAGTTAGTCTATGATGCAAGTACTGGTGAATTAAAAGACGACAGAAAACATATGAGTATGTTAGAAGATTTTTGGTTACCGAGAAGAGAAGGTGGTAGGGGTACTGAGATTACTACACTTCCAGGCGGTGAGAATTTAGGACAAATAGATGACATAGTCTATTTCCAAAAAAGATTGTATCGTTCATTGAACGTACCTTTAAGTAGGTTGGAACAAGAAGCACAGTTTAGTCTGGGTAGAAGTACTGAGATTAATCGTGATGAAGTTAAGTTCCAGAAGTTCATTGATAAGGTAAGAAAAAGATTTTCTAAGATGTTTATTGAAATATTAAGAAAACAATTAATCTTGAAAGGTATTATTACTGACCAAGATTGGAATACTTGGAAGAACGACATAACTGTTGATTTCTTACGAGACAATCACTTTGCAGAATTGAAAGATGCAGAAGTATTACAGAACAGACTGAATACTTTAGACCAGATTTCACAATATGTAGGTGAATACTTCTCACGTGAGTGGGTAATGAAAAATGTTATGCAAATGTCCGAAGAGGATATTGAAAACATGAAAGACCAAGTCGAAGGTGAAAACGCATCTGGAGATGACGCAGAAACCGAAGGCGAGGGCGATGACTTTTAATTATAGGAGAAATTATGTTTGAAGAAATATATAAATGGTTTGTAGAACTTTTTAGTGCAAAGGAAGAAGAAAAACCCGCACCTAAAAAGAAACCAGTTGCGAAAAAAACTGCAACTAAGAAAAAACCAGTTGCAAAGAAAACTGCGACTAAAAAGAAAACAACTGCAAAGAAGTAGGTAATAAACATGGAAGAAGTAGAAAACTTTGAATTAGAACAAGAAGTTGACGGTGAATTACCTGAGACTCAAGAAGTTGAATATCATGACCAAGACGAATTACCGTCTGCGGTTGATGATGCAGCTGACGTAATGTCTGAATATAACCCACAAGACGAACTTGAATTGGGTATGGAAGGAGACGAAGAACCAATAACAAACTTAGTTGACCAAATAACTGGAGATGATTTAGTTGGTGCAGAAGGTTCGTTCCAAAACATTATTCAAGATAAAATTGCAAGTGCATT